GAAGACGCGCTCGATAAGGAACCGGAGGAATCTCAATGAGCACTCAACCAACTGAGTATGAAGTCAATATCCTGCGACTATGGTTACTTGCGATACTGCTCCTAACCTTTGCTTTGTCTTTTCTCGGCGGAGCAGAAGCAATGGTGATCGATCTGAATCGCAAAGGCTATGACGTGCCACATCTTTGGCAGAGATTGGAGCCGCGCAAATGAGCGAACCAACCTCAACCGAGATCGACGAAGCTCTGCGCAAGCTGGATAAGCCTGAGTGGAAGTCTGACGCAGAGCGTGAGGGATTGCCGCGTGTGAACCTGCACGACACGGGTGCGCCGTTGCTGGATCGAGACGCAGTGCTCAGACGCAGCTACCCAACTTACGTGAAGGAGAAGTGATGAGAGACGGTCTATACCAAGTCACGGCTGGCTACTTCTGCGCTGGCTTCATCGTCGAAGGTGGGCGAATTACCAAATGTGCTCCAATCCTTTGGAAGCGGTTAAGCTACTGGGTGACGATAGCGAAATGGATATGCGAATGATTCACCTCAGCACAGGCGAAGCAATCATTCTTCTCGTCATTGCTGCTCTCGTGCTGGGAGTAGTGGTAGGGAAGTGGTGGGGAGGGTGTTGAGATGAGTGAGGTAGTCTTCACGGTAGTAGGGTCTCTACTCGGGATGGTGGTGAGTGTAGTGATTGCGCGAATCGACAACCAACGACTGTAGTAACTCCCACCCCGCCCGCTGGTCCATAGATCAGCCTGTCCACCGCGAAGCGTTGCCTAATCGGGACCGACGTGGAGCAAATAGGACGTGAACAGGGCGGGGTGGAGGGAATTTGATGGAAGGGAATGACAATGAGCGCATTGACTAAAGCAAACTACGAATCAGGTTTTGACGTAATCGAATGCTGCAACTGTTGTCTACCGTTCGGGGTAACAGCCTACTTTGATCGTCGTCGCAGAGAGGATCATCAGACGTTTTATTGTCCTGTTGGCCATCCGAACTACTACCCCGCAGAGAGCGACTTGGAAAAGGAACGACGCAAGTCTCAAATGCTCGCAGATCAAGTTCGCATGGAACGCGAGCAGCGGGAGAAGCTGGAGCGACAGTTGCGACGAGTCGAGAAGGGTGTTTGCCCAAAGTGTAATCGCTGCTTTAAGAACGTCGAGCGACATATGAAGACGAAGCATTGCAAGTAAATCAAGCAGGGAAGTAGTTCAATCCAACCAGAGAGGAGCTAACATTCAAAGAGAGCAACGAGGCGTCGTGAGGCGGTGACACAACTTGCGGCGCTTTGTTGTGTGTGCGAGTGAGGCTACGGCCTAGGATCTTCTCCTTGCTCGTCCTCTTGTACTTTCGTCCGAATCAGTTGTCGCATGTGTCCGTATTGCTTCAAGTCCACTCCTGCCGCTTTCAACACCGAGTTGAGCCACTTCACTTCCTCCTCCAAGAAGTCCTCGTTCATCACTGCTTTGTCGAGCAAAATCTGCAAGCGCCCGATCTGCGTTCTTTGACTATCCGCAATCACGTACAGCTCCTCAATCCTCTCATACGCGCTACTGAGAGTCTCTCCGTTGAGATGACGCGCTTCAGCGTAGGTCTTAGCCGCGCCAGCTTCAATTGCCTGAATCTCGGGTTTGAGTTTCTTTCTAAGGTTGAGCCAAGTGAGGAATGAGCCAACGATTCCTGAAGCAACAAACTTTGCAAGCTCTAGGATAGTCTGCTCGACACTGCCGGAGGATGACGTTTGTAAGTGCATCGAGTATTCATGCGGACTTAGCGTGATACTCCTGAACGAGATCGTCGGTGGAATGGGTCACTCGTTGTAGTTGTTCGAGTTCGTCAACCGACACCGCTACAAGTGGGAGTCGTCGGTTGCGGTACTCATGGGAGACTGAGGAGCGTGGAAAGTCGTGAACCCTGAACTGGCACGTCTCCTCTGGTAGTGACACATTAAGCGGCAATTCCATCCACGATCCGCCCGGAACCATTGCGGCCCAACGTGCCGCTGTAGCAGTGTCGAAGATGCCGATAAAGGACCACTTGCAGTAGCTCTTGCCTTCGTGATCCATCGCTGTCCAGCCGTAACGATGATAGATGCGTCTCAGTATCCACTTGACCCAGTACGGTATGTCGGGATCGTCGTCCAGCGACTTCGTTTGCAACGCTATGTAAGCAGTTCTGAGATCGTCGTCAACCATTCTAAGGCTTCTTCCCCGGTCCCGGAGTGTCGCCGGGGTTAGTAGGATCATCCTGTGGTTGTGGTCTGGGCGCGGGCTGCGGTTGTGGCGGAGATGGTCGTGGATCTTCTCGATCCTTCTTGTCAGGTTCATTGGGTTTCATTGGGAGGTTTCCTTTCAGTTAGTTTGTCTCATGGCGGTTACTAAATCCCCGCCTATTTCAAATCTGACGTGAATCAGAGTAAGAATATCGAGAGCGTACTTCTTGCGCATTGGGCTAGGATCGTTATCGGCGACATCGCGTAACATTGATTTCAACTTCTCCAGATCTTTCTCACTTTGAATCTCGTCTCGCTGGAACTTCTCCAGCAGTTCATCCAACTCTTTGGTATGGGGTGAATGAAGTGCCTGTGCTGACGAAAAACTCACCCCTTTCCAGAACACTTCGACTTGTTTTTTGAGCACTTGTAGTTCAGCGCGGATTTCACTTACCGCCTCCGGCAGGTGCTCGAACGGTTTGACGCTCTCCGCAATACGCTTACTCCAATCTCCTAACGTGTCTCGTTTACGCTGATATACTATGCCAATGATCGACAGTGCCAGACTGACGAATCCGAGATATGGCAATAGCTCTTTCAGTCTTCAACTCTCCTCACCGTAGCCTCAATAAGTGTCTCGTTTGTGTCGGTGTTATAGATCAAGTTGATCACCACTGGGAACTCACGCCCGCTCTTGTGCCGTCCCTTCAGGACTCCCCCCGCTCCCATTGGCCTGTTCCTCGGATGCCTGACATATCCTTCCCTGAAGCCCTTGTGCTTGGGTCGCACTGTCTCTGGAACCAGCATGTCAACACTCTGCCCAATTAACTCTGATGGATGGTAGCCAAACGTCGCACAAACTTCCTCGTTGACGGCAATGATCCTTTCTCCGTCTGAGATGATCTTCGCATCACTGGATCTCATCCAAGACTTGAACAAGAACGAGTAGCTCAAGAAGGGCCGCGCCGCTGTTTCCAGTAGCGCGTCCGTGGTTGCCGATTCATTCATCGACGTGTTGGGGGAATCGGTGTCGGACATCGAGTCGAGCTAAGTTGTCGGCTCAGTTGCGGCAACTGTGTTTCTTGCAACCGCATCGGCGAGCTTCGTCTTCTGCGCGTCGAAATCAGCGGCGAATTTGGCGACGTTGGTATTGTCGCTGAGATTATCAGCGGCAATTGCGTCAGCGAGTCGTTGACTGAATCCATCCATCAGCGCCACGGCGGAATCGGCCACAGTTGTCAACTCGGTCACTTCGGTTACGAGCGGATCAAAATTAGCAGGCATTTGAATTAGTCTCCTTGTTTGTCTACGGATGATTTAAGTTTTTCCTTCACGGATCTAACCGCGTCGATTATCTCCTTGATTTTCTCGGGGTCGCCGTCCACAAGGTCGGCGAGGAGCTGGTGAACCGTGCTGAGTTCTTCTTTGACGAGCGCGAGATCGGTTGCTACATTTGCCTGAGCTTGGAGCATTGCGATGATCGCGTCCAACTTCTGGGCAACGCTCGTCTCACCAATCGGCGGTGCGTCACTCACCGCTTTGATGAGACGCTCGATCTGATCCGCGCTCTCAGGCCCGAACTCAAAGTATTGCGTCTTACCGCGAAAGGGATTCATTGACATTAGCTTGGTCCAGCTCCAGCTGAATCTCGTGCAGCTTCAAGAGCCTTAATCGCGTCGTGCGTGAACCAGTCGGGATGATCGGAGACGATCTGGAACACCTCTCGCCAAGTCTTTTTCTGAACAGCGCGAGTGTTCTCCAAGTTCTCGTTTGCAGACTGTGTACTCATGGTTGGCTCCCGTACCAAGGTTGACAGTCGTCAGGCTGCGTGAACAACATATTCGATGGAATCTCTCCCGGCCTGTGATTCGCTTTCACTCGTTCCCACACCCTCACATTGCACTCACTCACCGCGAACTTCTCACTGCCGATGATTGCCTTTACCTTGTCGCCGACATTCACGGGAACCGAGTACAGCGGCGCATCTGCATTTGGTCGTTCACCCTGCATCGGTGCGCGTAGTCGCCACTCGTCGAATGTCTCCTTAGCCTTGGCCTCGTCCGGGAACACGAACAGGACCATCTTCCCGTCTTCAGGGCAGGCCACTGACTTGTCTACTTCGACTACGGTGCAGGTGACGATCTTTGGCTCTTGCGGGATCAAGTAGAGTACGAACAGGAGCGTCAGTGTAAGTGCTGTTAGTTTCACCATGTCGATCACCCATCCGCCTCATGGCCCATCTTTTTTAATGCTGGGTTCTCAGTCTTGAACTGTATATAAGTTGCCGCTGCGTCTGCCAGTTCCTCGTTGCGACTTAATCCACTTGCTGCGGTGCGGCGTGAAATCTCAGCTTCTCCAATTTGCAGTAGGCGCGAGCTGAGCACTCCAACTTCAGGATGTCCCGTCAGTGTTGCGAGGATAGGAAGTAACTCTTCCAGTCCACTGATAATCCGTCGAATGTCTGCCATGACTACTTCACCACCTTCTCAATTGTCGTCAAATCCTTGTCCAGTTCGCTCACTGCTTTCTGCGCTTTGAAGGGAAGTAAGTCAGCAAGGATGTCCGTGTAGAGTTGTCGCAACTCACTAAGATTGTCTCGGATGAACTGCACGTCCTGTGGCGGAGGTGTTCCCTGTGGATACTTCTTGTCAAGGTCGATGAGAATGTTGTTGAACTTCTCCCCTTTGTCGCCGATGATGCCGAGTTTGTCTGCGATCTTGTCCTTCGCTGCGAGGGGAATCTTGCCTGCGGTATAGAATTCGGCTACGACTCGATTTGCAAGGAGTACGTCATGCGCGAGTTTGTTCGACGCCTTCGCGGCACGATCAAGATCGTTTGAGGAAGGACAGGCCGTGGCTAGAAGCGCAAGAACCACGACCAACGGTAGTAATCGTCGAGTTTGTAATCGTTTCATCTCGCGCATCTTACATCATCCTTTGCTAAATATCGAGGAATTCTCACTGGACCGTCACATGTACCACCTTCGACCCACATGGGCCAGTGACGGTAATCGAGGACGACTTCTTCTTCGTCTGAATCGCAAACTCAACCAACGCGCTCGTTCCGCTGACAGGCTTCGGGGTGGAATCGACTGTGATCTGTCCTGAGTTCGCAACGAGTCTCACTGTACCGGACTCAGTCAGATTCAGGAATACCACAACAAGTTTGCCAGTTGTCCACTCGGGAAGGATTGGAGTCGTGGTGGACATGATGCAGACTGGAGTTGGAGTTGGACTGGGCAGCGGTGTCGGCGATGGACTCGGCACGGGAGTTGGGCTAGGGACAGGTGTTGGAGTGGGAGTCGGACTCGGACTCGTAACCACTCCCCCACTCTCCACTGCGCCAGTATCCGGCGCGCTCCCGTTGAAGGTCAAATTGACCGGAGTTCCTAATGTGAAACTGATTGCCCGATCCACTGTGAGCCGTCCAATTTCCACCTTCACTACTGAGACGATCTCGCTTCCAATGCGAATCCTGTCTCCCGTGATCACGCCCATTCCATCCGAGAAGAACCCTGAATCCTCCACGGGAATCACACTCGTCGCACTTCCTGCTGCGGTAGTCACAGTAAGACTCACTCCGCTGTCAATTGCAGGCGATCCACTCGCAAGTGAGAAGTCGCCTCCATCGGCGTTCGTGAACTTCGGGTTCAACTCTCGATTTCCACTCCACGAGAACGCCTGCTCAGCTCCACTCAACGACCAGACGAGATCTGCAACTTGTTTCGTTTGATGGTAGACCATCCTTGGCTCTCCCGGCTTATCCCCACTCGCATCCGCGTGCAGGATGAGATTCCCGAAGAAGCGCACCTTCGTGAACGCATCCCACGGAGCAGAGCTGAAGTAGGAGTCCGCTGTGATGTAGTAGTTACCCGCTGGCCAGTAGGGTTCCTGTGGGCCTTGAGTTTTATTGAAGTAGAAGATGGAGTTGACGATCTTGTTATCATCCACATCCGCCCGAGTGAGTACTTGTCCAGTTGCGTCAGTCATGTCTTTCTGAATCACTTGGAAAGGTGTGTAACTGACCTTGTAAACTGTTTCGTTATAGATTCGATTGTGCTGCGGCAGTTGCATGATGCCGCCATAGTAGTAGGCAGCCAGCGTGTAGCCGACTTGGTTCGGTCCTGTCATCGCGCAAATGTTTCGTCGATAGATGCCGTAAGTCCCGGCGACTTGGATGCACGCTTTCGGGTAGTTGACCTGCTCGCCTGTGTGGAGAATGCGATTGTCCTCAACGAGTGAGTTGCTCGTGCCGCGAATGAGATAGATCCCCCCACCCCAGTGTTGGTCGATTGAGTTTTGTCTCACGACGACGCGATCACTCATCAACTCGTTGTCGTTCATTACGTCGACTGCGGAGTGTCCGCACTTGGTAAATGAATTCCCCTGCACGAGCACTTGAGTCGATCCTCGAATCGCTACACAATCTCCCTGACCCTGATCAGTAACGATCCCTGTCGTGTTGAACGAGGAGTTCTCGATGAACACGCGGGATGAACGACTCACTTTGATGAGTTCACCGCCATTGTTGTTCGTGAAGTGCAAGTTACTGAGACGAATCTCCTTCGCGTTAGCTACGTTGACCACCACTGAGAGCGCAGTGTTCTCGAAGCTCAGCCCGTCGATGTTCCAGTAAGTGCCGAAGATGTTCAGGGTGACTCCATAGGGATGCGTCCCAGTGAACACTGGAGATGCGCTCGGGTACGCCTTGAGCATAACGGGCTGGTCCACTGTCCCCTGTGCCTGTCCGTGGCAGTAGTTGCCGTCGTATGTCCCTGCCATGACGAGGATCGTCGTGCCTGCGCTTGCGACTGAGCAGGCTTTGTCTAGTGACTTGAAGGGATGATCCACTGAGCCGTCGTTGGCGTCATTCCCGGTTGGCGACACATAGTAGGTTTGACCAAAGAGAGCGAGTAACAGGAGAAGTTTCAGCATAGATCACACACTCGGACTTGAGCTTGGACTAATTGACCCGCTTGGACTTGCGCTATGAGAGGGCGACAGACTGGGAGAGACTGTCGGGCTAATACTAGCAGAGGGAGAGAGGGATGCGGAAGGGGAAAGTGAGCGAGACGCGGAGGGACTCGGGCTGAGCGAAGTGGAAGTCGAGCCTGACGGCGATGGACTAACTGAGGGCGAGCCGAGTGCGATATCGAGTGGCGCGTCTACTACAGCGAACGCAACTCGCACCACGTCATCAGTCTGCCATGCGATCTCGATGTCATCTGAGGAGAGCGTAACTCGTCGCAGGAAGCTGAGCCAGCGGAGATTCGTCAGTGTTGGAACAGTCGAGTCCAGACTCAGTGCATCATTCGCTCCATCGACATTGAACGACTCGATGTGTCGCAGCGTCACTGTGCCGTCGCGATAGACGAAGGCAAGATCCGCGCGTGAGGTGGAATTCGCATACAGTTGCGAGAACTCGTGTCCTTCAACGAGCAGCACATTCCCACTGCGAGTGAGGGGTTTGAGATCCTGTTTGAATGTCGGCATCCAGAATGGTTGATATTGACCGGAGCGATAGTAGATCCAGCCGAGGAGTTTTGCGATCAACTCCCTCCCTTGCAGGTTCATGTTGTAGGGCTGAGTGACATTCGCTCCCCATTGGTACTGCTTGGCTGAGATGACTCCAGTACCGTCGTCTAACTCACTGCGCTCAGCGACGTACTCAATCGTCGGGAGTTCGCTGTAGTCGTGTCCCTGCCACTCGCGTAGATCGAATGCTTCCCGTGCGTGGTAAGTGAGAGTTGAGATGTAGGGAGTGCAGCGTCTCGGACTGAATACTTCGTCTTCTGCGAGGTACTCGTAGATTGTAGACGAATCTCCCACGACATCAGTCTGCATCTCCACTGATTGCTCAACCGGAAGTCGTGCCACTCGCGCAGGCTTGATCCACGGGCGAGTGTAAGCCTGAGACAATCCCTCGCTCCACTCAATTGCGTCGTCAGTGACCGAGGTGAGAGTCTGAAATTCGTAATTGTCGTCGTCTTGGTAGATGAGCACGCGATGACCCGCTTCAAAGTCGCGCAGTCGAGTGTCGAAGGATGTAGTAGTCGCACTCTGAGCGAGAGACTCGACTCGCACCTTGTCCGGCTCGAACTGCACCAGCGCAGTCCTCCCGCCAAACGCGCGCGCATCAAATTGTCGTCTGAGTTTCTCATTGTACAGCAGATGCTGATACTCGACTTGACGACGCAATGCCGAGCGTTGTCTGCGCAATTGGGTTGAGCCGTCTGTCGGTCGGAACACTCCAGTGCGAGCGCGGAATCGCTCAATTACAGGCTTGTCCCAGTTGTGCCGAAACGAGTACTCCACTGGATCGGGATCGTCAGATGCGCTCAGTGTCGCACTCGTCCTGATGTCGCACTGACCCTGCATTGTGAGAGCGTTCAGCGCAGCTTCATACACCTCCGCAATCTGACTCCCACTCAGCGCGTAGTCGAAGATTGCCACTTCATCCGCGAAGTATTGATAGTCGCCGCTGATGCCCGCACTGAGACGCAACTGTCCACTCTCGGTGAGTGTGTCAAGCGATGAAGTCACAGTAGTCGATCCTCGCACTACTGCATCGACATAGATCACGAGCGCATCCCCCAGCCTCACTCCGACGATAAACCACCACTGATCGAGCATCTCCTCCTGAAACTCCACTGGCGCAATCGCGCTCCACTGTGTCCCTCCACTGTCGCGAATCGTGAACTTGAATCGTCCATTCGTGTCGATTTCCAACTGATAACAGATTCCATCAAACACCTTCTCCTTCGCGAAGAACGACATCGCTACTCCACTCGGCCTGACCCACATCATGACAGTGATGTTCTGAGCGATCTCCAACAGCGAGTCCGAGGCACGGCTCACAAATGCTCGACTCGTGAGTGGGAGCGGGAAGTTGTTGATGAAGAAGGATCGACTGGCGTCGTCAGTCTCAATTGGAGAAGCATTCCCATAGACTTGCAGTGGGGCTGAGCCTGCGTAGTCCAGCGTGCCGTGGAGATCGTTTCCCGAGATATCAGTGACTTGATCCCCATCAGCGGCCACACCACTCTCGTCCAGCCTCCAGTAGAGGACGGGATTGAGAGCGAGGACTGTGGATTCGTAGCTCATGGTAACGAGAAGCCATAGAAGGAGTTGAGATAGCTGTGAATTGTAGCAAGTTGGGTCGCGTCGCACTTGCTACTGAAGGCGAAGAATTCAGCAATGTATCCGCGCATCCATGTCGATCCTAGATTGCTCACGCTCCGTCCGAGATGAGTTACTGCCGGGAATGTCAGCGTAGTCCGAGTTCCGGTGGCGATGTTTGATCCATCCAGATCCATCTTGTAGTTGCTGGTCCCTGTCTTAGCTGTCACTCGCAACAGTCTCCACGAAGTCAACGCGGGAGTTGGGTTATTGTCAAGAGAGACTTCAGTAGACGGCAGAAACGCCGTCATCTTGATAACACCGCTCGTGTCCGGGTACTGCGTGAGCGCGTCGTTATAGTTCGCGCTATTGAAATTCCACAGACCCATTACCGTAGCGTCGGACGCTGGATCTGCATCAACCCTGACGACGATGTATAGATCGACTTCCGACAGCCCTGCTCCACTGAGATTTGGTCCGTCAAAATAGTTCTGTAGTCCATTGTCATCAAATCGAACTGCGGGATGGCCGTTGATCTGGCTGACTTTGTACTTGGGCTTATTTGTATGGCCCGACGACGACCAGTCGCGTGAGTTTCCTGAAATGTCTAACCATGTCGTAACCGGATCTCCGTCACTCAATCCCCCAATGTCAGCGGCCCGGATTCTCCAGAGAATGTTCGTGAAATCGAAGTCGTCCGGTGGAACACTGGGACTGGCTGACGAGCTTGGACTCGTACTAGCAGAGGGCGAGATCGATGACGACGCTGATGACGAAGGTGACTGGCTCAGGCTCACACTGGAACTCGGGCTGAGTGATGAACTAGGCGAGATCGATGCACTCGCTGAAGCTGAAGGACTCAATGAAGGCGAAGTCGAGGAACTCGGGCTAACACTCGGGCTTGCACTTGAACTCTCACTCGCGCTCGGAGAGATCGACGCAGACGGACTCGGTGAATAGCTCGCCGCGCCAATCGATGCACAAACTTTCACTCCACTCGTCACCCCAGTGAGAGAGTAAGTCTGCACGCAGAACTGATAAGTCCCACTCGTCCCGGCAGGCCAGACGAACTGAGCTTTCCCGTCTGCGTCAGGCGAGAGTTTTACTGGTGACAACGTCTGCACCCCTCCCGGCTCAGTGACATAGAGACGAGCGTACTGACCACCTGCGTAAGTGCCGAAGATGATCGCGCCGCGAATGAAAGATTCGAGATTGCCGCTGATGCCGATTTGGAGGGTGTATTCCAGTCCGTCAGGTGCAAGGAAAACTTCATCCCACGCCGCACTCGGGGGTGCAGTGGCCCAGACATCAGCAGGATTCGTTGAGCCTGATCCACTTGGCGTTCCGAACACTGAGAGTCCAACTGAATACTGATCCTCAGTTGAGCTAATCCTGAAGTTCGACTCTCCCTCGTAACTCACTCCCGGAGTTCTCGCATGTACTCGAAACACCTTCTGCACGAAAGGATCACTCCACGTAAACCTGAACACATCTCCCGGCCAGAGAGAGCGCGCAACTTCTCCTGCACTTGCAATAAGTGGAGGGAAGGGCTGCGACAACGCACGACCATCGCGTGTGACGAGTTTCTGAGCAAGTGTCGCGGAACTGACTCCGGGGTAGGAGATCACCTTGAGCACAGATCTCTGCTGCAAGGTGCGATTAGCAGGGTCCTCGTAGACCGCAGGCCGAGGCTGATAGTTATTTGCAGGGTCAGTGTAGTCCAATGTAAAGCGATTGAAGGTGTCAACATTGTCTCCCGGCGTGTACTCGTCAATGGAGTCAGTGTTGGATTCGTCAAGGGTGATGAGTGATGGCAGCGAGTAGTCTTTGCGAATGAGCCTGATCTTCAGTCCGTCTCGCGGATGCTCATACACCTCAGCGTCCACACTCGCTCGGAGTTGATCGAACACCTCACCAACATTCCCGCCCGTGTTGATCTCTCCAGAGAACCCATTCCCTTCGTCGTAGACAACTTGCGCAGCCTCTTTCCACGAAGGGAGGTGGATCTCACTCGCTGGATACTCTGCGCCGAAGTCTGCATTCGTAGCCCACTCATACAGCGCATGTACGCGATTGAACGACTGATCCGGCAACTGCGCATTCCCGGTGTTCAGTACATCCGGCCATGCCATCACCTCCACTTGCCACTCGCGTAGATTGAGCACTCCCGCCGAGAAATACCCCGACTCAGTTGCGCCTGAGCGTCCGCGAATGATGAGTGCGGCGACTCCATGCAGCGCCGGGACGTTTCCTTCGAGAGATTGCAGGTAAGTATTGCGGCCTTGGGTGTAGGTTCCTGCAATCACGTCGCAAATCGCGTAGATTCCACCTTCGCCGGGGGGTTGATCTCCGCCGAATAGCTGCGGATCATCGAGGAGAATCGACCCTCCCGCGTTGTCCACCACTGGACTCACTGCGCAGGGGAGGTCTTCGACGTAGACCTGATTGACGCGATTAATCGGTCCCCAAGTCAGCGCAAATCCCTGCCCGACGTAGTAGCGATAGCTGACAGTGATGAAGTCGAAGAGTGCTGCTGTTGCACCTGCCCAGAGGTAGTCGGTCCACTTGGAATCGCGTTCAACTGCGCGTGCGGAGAAGTCGCCGAGCCAGATGCGTTGAGGTTTCGTCTTCCATCGACCTCGGATGTAGGGGATGGGCCGAGTCTCATCACCCTTGTTTGCTTCCTTGAGGTCCTCGAATGAGAACTTCTTCGGACGCGGCTGGAGGATTACTCCGAGGTACATCTGCGCTGCAAATAGAGCAATCGCCGCACTCATCTGATCCCGTACCTCGCGTAGTCTCGATTCGGCGTCAACTTCCACCCGCCCCATGCGGCACCTGAGTCAGTCGCAGCGGCGAACTTCACCGAACAAGTCTCCTGTGTGAGATCGTCTCCGGCGAAGATGTCAACACTGTCTCCAACTTGCACCGAAGTCGAAGGAAACGCTCGACTGAGAGTGAGGACTTTGTTCCCGCCACTCGTCAGCGCAAGATCCACTGTGCGCATGTCTCTGTCTGCCAATCTGATCATTCCCGCACGATAGTAGTCATTAAGTTGGCTCAACCCACTCACTATGATCGTCGGCTCGCTGATATCCGCTGAGATCGCCTCCACTATCGCGCTCTCCTTGAAATCCTCGATATTCACCGGACATCTCCCGTCGCCGAGATGGAAGCGACAGAGCGGGTTGAGCGACTCCTCGTTTGTCTCTCGACTGAAGTGGATGTCTTGTCTCGTGCGGCAAGTGATCTCCACCGCACGAAACGAGTCCTTCCATGCGATGCGCACAATCTGTCCGCGCCAGTGGGGATCGACTTCAGTCGCAACTAGCACGTTCCCGTCGATCTCAGTTGCGAGCACTTCGTAGATCGTCAGGTAAGTTGCGTAGGGTGGAGGGTGTGAGATGTAGTTGAGCGGAACTGAGAGATCGTCTCTGAGTCTGACGGTGATGCGAGCTTGCGACGGATCTGAGGAGAAGGTCGGTTGCGAGTGCGAAATCGACACCGGAGCGTAGACTTCGTTGTTGAACGAGATCGCATGTGCTACGCCCGAGTAGAGAGTTGAGCGTAGATCGTCCTCAAACCTGTAGATATAGAATTGATCGCTCATGCGGTGACGATGAGTGCTCCAGCAGGAAAGCGGATAGGCCGCGTTCCAACAATGATCGATCTATGCGGCTGTACATTCCCAAACAAGTACGTCTCAGTGAACGCGCCCGACAAAGTGTCCACGATGTCGAACGCGACGATGTCGTCATCTCCGCTCGACGGCGCAGGGAGTGAGAGTTCAGCGACATTGACTGAGCGTGAAGTGAGGAGAGGATCAGTGAAGAGTGATGTTCCGCGCACAAGCGCAAGTCTCGCATAACCTCCGTAGACGCTCTCACTTCCACTCGACACTTTTGTCGAAGGAGTAGTGAGCAGGCGGAGATAGAACGTCGATGGCAACGTCGGCGCAATTCCACGCAGGTAGAAGTTGAGCACTTGGGCCGCGCCTAAACTCGTCAATCCACCGCTCATCGAATTCCCATCCTCCTTCCAATCTCATCCGAGTTCTCCGAGATGATGTTCATGATGTCACGTGCGCCTTCAGCTGAGCGGAGATGTCCTCCCACGAGTTGTCTCTTGTCCAGCAAGTTGAGAATGCGCAAATTCAACGCCTGCGATCCAACTTCGACATTCCCGAGGTTGGCGTTCAAGCTCGGCATTCCAACGACACTTGGAGTGAGAGAAGGTAGTGCGAATCCACCTTGGGCCAGTCCGCGAATTCGTCCACCTAACCCGCGCGTCTCCCTGAGGAACGCCTTCAGGATCGCAACTTGTCGTACAGCATGCTTCGGATCGGTCGTCAACACTGCTTCTGGAAATCCACCCTCGACAATCCTCACCACTCCGCCCGGAACTGCCGGGAACATTCCTGTTGCCGCTGCGCCTGCGAACGATGAACCAATTCTGCCCGCTGCCTGAGCCGCCCCACCCGCTGCAACTGAAGCTGCGAAGGCTGCGCCTGCGGAGAGGATAAGTGAGGCGAAGGACGTTGCCGCAGTGACAACTGAAGTCGTGAAAGTTGCGCTCGATGCAGTGATTCCAGCTTCCAGCGTAGCCGAGGCCGCTGCCGCTCCAGTTTGCAACGCCGCACTCGCCGCAGTTGCGTCTGCTGTGTGGGCCGCAGTGGTCACGTCTGCAACGTGAGCCGTAGCTTCACCTGCATGTACGGCAGCCTCAGTCCCACCACCCCCACCAAAAAACCTCTTCACTCGCGCAATCAACCCCCCAGCTTGATCCTCAGCTCCTCCAAACAACGACTCAAACAACTTCTTGCTGAGATTCTCGGCGATCACGTTCTCAATGCTCTGCACGATCCCATCGAGGAACTTCTTGAAGTCTTCCAGTGCGGACTGGCTGTTATCGCGGAGATCGATGAAGAACTGCGTCAGCCCTGAGCGGAATGCGTCTTTCCCCGCTGAGTCGATCTGCTTGCTGAGACTTGCGACTTGGTCCTTCGTGTCTTTGACGACTTCCCCTGCGTCGAGAGCCTGTCGTTGCAGGTTACGGTCATTCGACGCGGCTGCGATTTGCTTCAGTACGGTTAACTGTGCTTCGAGATCTGCCGTGTACTGATTGTTGATGCGTCGAATGATGATCGCGCCTTCAACTTCGGCAATATCCCGATTCCGCACTGCGCGCTCAACGTCCTGAATCTTCGCAACTCGCTCCTCGTTGATCCTATCGAACTCCTTCTGTGCCAGTCGAAATTGCTCGCTGAACGACAACTCACCCAATCCCTGAATAGAAGTGTTGAGTTCGCGGACAAACTCCAGCAATGCCTCTGGAGGCTTCACTCCGCGCAGGTTGAGGGCGTCAATCATTGACTGGACCAGATCACGACTGAGACGGAGTGAGGCTGCCAACTTCTGCTCGCCTGCGAGTCGTTGCGTAATCGCCCTCTCCTCGCTCAGTCCGCGAAACTCAACTTGGAACGCGAGATCCTTCTCTAATTCACTCTGCTTATCTTGCGCACGTCGGACTAACTCCTGTGCCGCTGCGAGGCGATTCGTCGCACGCTCCTGCGTGACGATGTTCTGGATTGCCTCGATCTGGCGCTGATTCTGCGCGCGAGCGAGTTCGAGTTCAGCGACTCGATCCGCGTTCTTAGCCTTAGTCTCAGCGATGATTTGCTTATTGAGACGATCCTGTGCGAGCGCGAGATCCTGCAACGACTCCCTGAACTTCTCATCCGTCGCCGCGTTGAGCGAGTCCTCGATTCGTCCCGTGAGTTGCGCGTACTCGATCTCAAGTTGACGCACATCTTTCAACTGCTGGAACTGGAATTCCTTCAGCGACTGTTGCAGTGTCTCAGTTATTGCCTCGCGTTTCGATTGCAACTCAGCGAGTTTCGTCTCAGCTTTGATCGCAGCTTCATTTGCGTCCGCAGCCTGAGCTTGACGCTTGGTGCGTTCAGCGGCGGAGATTTCCGGCTTACCCGCTGCTGCGATGAGGCGTAGCTGTGCAGTCTTAGCCGCGCGTACGACATCTTCCTGTTGCGAGATCTCCCTGTCAATACTCGCAGCAGAGAGTGCAGCTTTCGTCTCAAGGAACTCACGATAGGAGATGATTTGCAGTCGCTGCGCAGTCTCATTGATTTGCAGGAGCCGCTCGTTCTTATTCTTCTCCAGTGCTACCTGTTGCTCAGTGGAAGCAAGCGCAACTTCAGCAAGAGACTTAGCCAGTTGCTCCTGAGCGTTGCGGAGAGAAGTTCCAGACTTGTCCCTACGACGCTTGAACGCACTTGATAAGGCGTCTTCCAGAAATCCTTCTATGGATTTCCCTTCCAGCTGTCGTTCTCGTTCCACCGCAGCTCGCAGTTCAGGCTGAGCGGCAATAAACGCGCGCAGGGATTTCAGTGCTCCCTCAAACGTATCCGACGATTCCCTTGCGAGTGAGGTAGCCGCACTAATGAGAGCCTTGCGTTTTTTGGCCACTTCATCGGCCTGATCTCCGGCCTTGAGCAGATCCGAACTCTGCTGCTTCAGCGCGCGCGAGAACGCATCCGTAGCACGGGTAGCTGCCTCAGTATCCTCGGTGTACTGACGCAGCTGGATCAGCGTTTGCTGAATATCGCCGCGAAACACACCCATGTTCTTGGCAGCTTCCAGTAACTGCTCAGCACTTTGTCCGGTCTGCTTTTCCAGCGCACGGAGCACTTGAGCCTGTTCGCGCGCGTCTCCGTTGAGCTTGGTTGTTGATTCTCGAAGTTCCTTTTGAGTTTGAACTAACTGCTCCGATTCGGCTTGAAGTGCCCCTACCGCACTGTCAACATCATTAAAGGCAATACCCTGCTTAGCTAGCTGACGTGAACTCTCAGCGGAAACCTCATCGTTAAATTTAATAACTCTAATCAGTCGCTGATTGGCTTGAATCCGCTGCGTAATCGAATTGATTTCTTTCTCATTTGCGGCAACTTGCTGGAGTGTATTAGCAATATTTCCAGCGAGATTCGCCGCTTGCTGGATGCGCTCTTGCTCGCGAAGCTGGATTAACCCTTGCAACTCAGCCCGCAAAGTGTTGAGCCGTTCCGATTCATCCTTAATGGCCGTAACTCGTACTTGTGCCTGCGTATTAAGCTGGTTATAGATCTCCAGCAATCTCTCCTGCTCATCCGCTGTATGCTCTACTCCAATCTTCAACTTGCCGAGAAAGTCTGCTTGCTGCTTTAGTCCATTGATTTCATCGGTGATCGCGTCTATATGTTCATGAGCAAGTTGATTAGAATCTTTCTGAAACGAGCTATAGACAGCGTAGGCTGTGGCAACGAGAGCAAGGACTCCGACTACGATTCCCAACCCTCCTGCAACTGCGGCAGTAGTAGCGGCGAGAGTGCGCTGAGCCTGCGCGGCTGAAAGCGATCCTGCGGCCATTGCTCGCAGGTTGCGAATGGTGGGCAAGATTCCCAGCGCATTAAGTTGCGCAAATCCCACCAGCAAGCGTCCGACTCCGGTAGTGAGCTGGCCCACGATGAACAGTGTTGGGCCAAGTGCGGCTAGTAATCCGACAAATCCCACCACGATCACTTGTACGATTGTAGGTAATCCGCTGAAGGCATTCGCGAGTCCAGTGATCACTGGTCCAACCACTTCCACCAGTCTCGTCAAAGCTGGCAGCAGCGCATCTCCTACCGCAGCAGCAGCACGGAATAGCTCGTCACGGAAGTTCTCGAATGAGTTCTTTGCTCCGGCTGCGGCGCGCGGTAACTCTCCAAGCTGATCCACGAGAATCGAGAGAAACTCCTTGGAGGATAATCCCAGCTCCTGAATGTCGTCGGCATTGACCGTGCCGAAGGCTTGGAGTAACGCTCGACCGACAGCAGGTGCTGCTTCGATAATCGGGCGTAGATCCTGACTGAGCACCTTCCCTTTCGCTGCTAGTTGGCCGAGCTGGACCGTGACTCGTGCCAGTTCGTCTCGTCCTCCTCCGGTAAGTGCGACAGCGTTACTGAACTCACGCAGAGCCGATTCGGCCTCTTTCGCGCTGAACCCCACAGCCTGCAAACGAATCGATCCCTGTATCGCCTCCTGAAATCCAATACCGGGAAGTTTTGCGATCTGCGTTAGTCGTTCCAGTTGACGGTTGGCCTCAAGCGATGAACCAACAATCGCAGTCAGTCCGCGCTTGAGCGAGTCGAGCTGAACCGCTGCGTTAACAGTCGCCGCTCCGAACGCAAGTAGTGGAGCCGTCACTGCCGCTGAGAGGGTTGCGCCGACAGTGGAGAGTCCCTGACCGATACTGCGGAGAGCATTACCTGTTCCAGTGAGCCTCTTGTTGAATTCCGCTGCGGCTGCTTCTGCCTTACGGAATGCCTGCACATGGGCGTCGAGTTGGGGGAGAGACTTTTCCTGTTCCTGCAACTGTTTAGTGATAGCTGCTGAGCGTTGGCGTTGCAGGGACTCGGCAGCAGCGGCATTCCGTTTTGACTCCGCTGCAAATCGAGCTTGAAACTGTCTCTGAGATTCAGCGAACTCCCTGTCTGCGCTGGTTGCTTGTTGCTTGGCTTTAGCAAGACGCTGAGTGGAAGCGATTTGCTTATTGACTTCGCTACTCGCACGAACGGCAGATCCCACACTTGCAACTGATTCCAACTTCTTCTTAACCTGATCCAGCCCGCGCAGAGTCTGATCCAGATTGCGCAGTAGAACCTGTAGCTCAATAATCAGTTTTGTTGTATCTGCTGCCATCTTAGTTCACGCCTGCGAGTCTGCGCGCCTTCTCCTGCAAGTGCGCTGGAATCTGTCCCCACATGGAGTCGATCTCCAACTTCAGCTTCCCTCTTTCACCCTCACTCATCTCACTGAACTCCACGTGCTGCTGTTTGTCCAACAGTGCCTGCTCCTGTGGGGTGAGCAAGTTCCGCGCACCTCGACGCAGCATCTGATTCAACGCAAAGGCGAGCTTATTGATCTGTGTCTGGTACTTGCGCCCGTCAGCGATCTGGGCGGTGCGGTAGTTCTGAATTTGCACGATGCGGTCACGCAGTTCCTGCACGCGAATCTCGAACAGGAATCTCTCTACGTGATCAATCGTGTACTCGTAGATTACGTCCCTGTAGGAGTGTTTGTGATGGACGAGTTCGTTGACGTAGCTCCACCATAGCTCTCGATAACTTTCTGAATGCGGCTTCCTGAGGCCTTGAGCCTCGTCACGTTCGCTGAATCGAAAAAATAGCGGGCATTCACCTCGACAATCGCGGCGAGTAGTTCGAGTCCTTCGATCGGGTCTTTGTCCTCCAGCCACTCGGGAGGCTCGTCGGTCTGCACTGAGAGCAGGCCGATTGCAGGTGGCCCGCCAAGAGCGAGCGCGTTGACGAGGATGTCGGCTGCGTCGGATTGCGTTGCTGTCCGCATGAGATAGCCGAGTGGGGCAATGTGCTCCAGTGCGCGCTGCATCTTGCCGAGGGGAAAGCGCCTGACCTCGTATTCTTTGCCAAACGCTTTCACCCGAACAGGAGAGTTGATGATGTCTTTCAAGTCTGAGTCTGCCACTGATCGAACTCCTTTGGTAGCCGTCTCTCCGGCCCGTCACGCATTAACAGCACTGGCGTTTCAGTGTAGCCAGCGGTTGATTTAGCCAGTCCTCCTACACCGATGGCGACGGTGATGTTGACGACGACGGCGAAGTCGAACTTGACGGCGAGACTGACAAGCTCGCTGAAGCCGACGGCACTGCTGCACCCGGATCGAGATAGATAAAGCGTGCGAATTGGCCCTCGGGATCGGACTGTGCGCGAGTGGGATCAGCAAGGGCTGAACCAGTGAATGCGAGGGTGTTGAACTCATCGCTGATGAGCGAGATTGTCTCAGCGGGAGTGAGACGGACTTTGAAGGCGTCTACGATCAGTCGCTCGAAGTCGGTTCCTGAGTTGACCGCAGTGTTCTTGCCGATCATGCGAATCCAGATCTCAGGTGCGGCGCGTTTGAACACTCCGAGTTGGCGAGAAGCTGCGTTCGTGTAAGTTGCCGCGATTGGACCAGTCATTCCGGCGACATCACTGAACTGGAACACGCCTGACGCATCCCATGAATACTTGGAAGTGGAGATTGCGACGCCGTTGTCAGTGAGAGCGAAACTCGTCACACGCCCAGTTGCGCCCTTGACGGCGTAGAGCGTATTCAACTCAGGCGCGCCAGCAAGGACTTGCTCAGCGGTGACAGTCGATCCCGCCATTGCGCTCGCCTCACCGCGAGTAGCAAGTTCCAAATTCGTCTCACGGAAGTCGTCAACAGTGATGTTCACAGTCGAGTTCAACTCAGTGTCAATACGCGCATCAATTGCTCGCAGTCCACTGTAGCTCTCCTTGTGCGTCAGCTCCTCGACGCCCATGCCGAACTCGAATGTCGGCGCATTACCAAACCACGTGAAGGGAGCGATTGGATCTCCATTGGCGTCCCTGTTACTCCAGAACACGGGGCCTTGACCCGAAAATAAACCCATGATTTACCTCCAATTGGTTGCGTAATGCGTAAAGTTTCGATTGATAGCCGCTTGTGAGCGAGTGACTTCGTACCACTCGACGACATTTGCGATGTCTTTGCGCTCCCAGCGATGTTTGTAGAACAGGTGATCGATCATCCCGGCGAGGTGCTCGACTTTCTCGCACTCGGTAGTAATCCCACCTTGATTGAACACCCGAGCGTGATCGTCGTAAGTTTTCAGCTCAGGCTCCTTGCCGAAGCGCGAGATAAGCCTGCCACCGACTTTCGTAATCAACTGTCGCGCACCGGGACAGCGGACGGGCATTTGAAAGTACGAGGCGAAGTACTGAAGTTGAATAGCCCGAAACGCATCCATCGAACGCTCGAACTTATACGGGTCCAGCTTGCTCCAGTTGAACTCGACGACTTTGGGCATGATCGCTTCGACGATTGCGCCCCATGCGTCCGAGCATAGGCCACGACCTTCAATATAGATGAACCTCTCACCGAGAGTTCCCGTTGAGGGTCGTAGTTTGTCACCGATACGTAATGCTTCTGATGCTTTCATCCAAGTGCCTCAATCAATCTCACTGTCAGCAATCCAAATCCCACATGAACCACCACTGTACCAAAGTTATCCGGCTCCATTGCGGACATCTGCAACTCGTCATGTCCTTCCACCCACTCACCTGTCCCCGGAACTGTGAAGCCGAGTTTGGGAAAGTTGTTCAGCGTCTCGCGAATCACTTCCACGTTGTCAGAGAATGTATTCTCACTGGAATCACCGAACTGGTAAAAGTAGGTCAGGCGAAATCGACGAGAGATGATGTTGCGTCCTCGGGACTGAGTGATCAATCTCGTGAAGTCTTCCTTCACTGGAACCCTCGCCTGCGTGAACGACTCCTCACTGATCATCAGGCAGTTCACGCGCTGGATCGTCGAGCCTCCACTTGTTCTCGCTGAGTCAAGCGGAGATCTCAGTATCGCCACTTCCTCGCCTGACTCCGACTTGAACGCCAGAGCCAGATAGTCAAAGATCTTAGTCTTCTTCGTCCCGCTTGTACCGATGACTGGTGTCAGCAGCGTCTTCAACTGCGTCTTGATCTGGTTTGCAGTCGGTGCTGGCACATTGCTCTCTCAACTGACAGTGAAATTCGCAATCACTTCCTTCGCCTTTGCGATCACTTGCGGCTTCGCTCTCTGCACCGCAATCCTTGAATACCTACGCGCCTTCATCCCAACCTTGTCGCCATACTCGTAGCCTTCTGGTGCAGGCTGTCCACTTGCCGCTCCTGCGCGTCCAGTGCCGTACTCGCCAAACATCGGATAAGGAGCACCGCGCTTGCTAACCGCTGTCGGGAACAGGCGATAGATGCGCGTATTCCCCTCCGTGACGAATTCCTCTTGCAACGAGTTCAGTGTCCGGCCTGAGTCGAACCATCTGAGCCTGATGCTCGACTCTTCCTCACGCCGGAGAATCTTCCCACCCTCAGTCGCAATCTCATCCCGCAGCGCCTCAAATCTCTGCCGCGCATCGTGAAAGATCGATCCCAACTCAACTGTAACGAACTCGCTCAAATCCTCACTCCTGCGTGTACGATCTTAAACTCATAACTCGGCACTGCGCCGACGAATGAATCCTTGCCGTGGAAGGTGTAGATGTCATCTCCGATCTGCACTGCGGTCATTGATTTCAACTTGCTTAACCTGCACCCTTCAAGGTCTTCGATGACGAGTCGCTTGTAACGCTTCTGCGCGATCACGTCTGAATACTCGCGCTTGTCGAGATACCAGTGGGAGTCGTAGGTCGCTATCGGGTCGCCCCAGTTGTTCTGATCTCCCGAGAGGAGCTTGATGCACTGTTCCTGCACAAAGATCTGTCGCAGCCTGTCGTGCGCTCTCGCTAAGCCTCGTGCGATTCTCGTTGGACGATCCATGCGTCATTTTCTCACTTGCTCACTCTCACCATACCCACAACACTGGAACTGAAGTCGTGCCAAACCCACCCGTGATGCTGATGTCCCTCACTTCAGGTAATCCCAATAGCAATCGCAACCTTCGTCGAATGTCTTCGAGCGCATCCTGATCCTTCTCATTCACTCCCTCTCGTCCGCCGTTCACGAGTTCCATCACACTACCGGGAGCGTACTCGTTCCATGCTGAGACAAACTCTAGTGCTCGACTCCATTGCGCGTCGTTCAATTTGTCAATGAGCGTTGCGATGAACTCGAAACTGACTTCGCCTGTAACTTCCCTGACAAAATCAATGTCCTCGTCTGTCGGCGTCGGCAGTGGCATCTCTCACCCCTAAGTGCTCGGACTGGCTGAATGAGAAGGAGATACAGAGGCGCTCGGACTAACGCTCGCACTGGGACTTGCCGAGCGAGATGCTGACGAGCTTGGGCTAACCGAGTGACTCGGCGACACTGAAGCTGAAGGCGACACACTTGGACTCGCAGCGGTCAGTGTCGGCGACTGCCAGAATCCGTCTGCGTCCACGACGAAGTATCCACCAGCGGGATTGAGCGCGATTGAGCCTTTGCCATAAGCTGACGCTTTCCCGTTCTGGATGTTGCTGTCGAGGACGAGATCGGTTGTCGTGCCGAAGACGATGTACTTGCCAGCGGAGTCAACGCCGAACGCAATCGCCCCATAAGTGCGGCCATTGTTCGAGTAGGTCCGCATGAGGCGATTAGTAATTTTTTGAAACCACATAAAGCTCTCCTGACCACTGAGGATCTACGGCCTGAGCCGAGCGTAGCCTTAAGTCTCTTTCGCTGCGAACTTGCCCTTCGTCGATTTCCAGTTGCCCGTGATGTCGCCGCGCTCTTTCATCGTATCCAACTCCTTCTGCGTGAACGCTGCGGCGAGTTCATCTTCCATGCCAGAGGAAAAGATGCGAGATTGCGCGAGTTTCTTCCCCTCCTGCGGCGGCAACATTGTCCGAATGCCATGAATGATTTCGCGATTGTCCTTAGCCATCGAGTGCTCCTTAGACGACGAGGGTGTTTTCAACTCTCAGCTTCTGTTCATTAGGGATAGTAAAAGGGTTAACTTGCACTTCAACGGTGAGATCCCTGCCCATCACTGATTCCGCGTAGTAGACGGTTTGCCCACGTTGGTCGATGCCCGGACTACCGGAGGCTTGTGCAATCTCCATCGCTCTCACAACTGGCGCAAACACTGTCCGTCCGACTGCGCCGCCTGATGGAACCGCTGCGATATAGCCCGCTGGCCAGACGTTTGTCGAAGTCGTCGC